GATGTAGTAGACCGTAATGAGTTTGTAGCTGACATTTATGTACAGCCGGCTCGCTCTATTAACTTTATTCAACTCAACTTCATTGCGACACGTACTGGTGTTAGCTTTGATACGATCGTATCCTAGGAGAGATTTTAAATGACATTAAATATTAACGACTTTAAGTCTCAGCTTGCAAATGGTGGTGCACGCGGTAATCTATTTAAGATTATCGTAAACTTTCCAGTTTATGCAATTCAGAATGGTCAAGAAACAGAAAAGTCATCATTTCTTTGTCGTGCCGGACAAATACCTGGAGCAACAGTAAATGTTATTGAAGTTCCATTTAGAGGTCGTATGCTAAAATTAGCTGGTGATCGTACCTTTGAAAATTGGCAAGTTACCATGTACAATGATGAATCCTTTGATGTACATAGCGCCTTTGTTCGCTGGCAAAATGGAATCAATAATCTTCAAACAAATGAAGGTTTAAGCGATGTTACTGAATATACTGCTGACATTCGTGTACAACAACTAAATCGTCAAGAAGAAGTTATTAAGGAATTCATTATTGAAAATGCGTTCCCAGCAACAATTGGAGCAATTGATTTAAAATATGATGCTGCTACTTCTATTGAAGAATTTACAGTAAACTTTGCTTATCAGCATTGGAAGTCAGCTGACACTATTGTAGGTAGCATCTTATAAACTATATAAATAGGGGTATAGAATAAATCTGTACCCCTATTTTAGGAAAAATAATATGGTTGTTGATCCTCGACACTTAAAAAAGAGTGGCAATGAGCTTAAAGATTCTGATGAAGCTCGTGAGGAAATGAAGCAAGGAGATTTCTTTGGCTTTGAAATAGAAGTCGACAAAGAAAATATTGACTCTGCTAAGTCCTTTATATCTCCACAAGAAGAAAATGAATCAGCAGAAATCATGTACGGCAATGCCGGTGGTTTTTTTGGTCAAACTCTTGACACACGTGGTGATAATTACGCGAGTGAAAGAGATCTAATTGCTAAGTATCGTAACGCTGCTATGCAACCTGAAGTTGATGCTGCTATTCATGAAATTGTTAATGAGACAATTGTCAACAATGATGAAGATATTCCAGTTACTTTAAATTTAGATCATGTAGATATTGATGACTCTGTTAAAGAAAAGCTACATAAAGAATTTGAACATATTCTTGGTAAGCTAGAATTTAGAAAATATGGAACAGATATTTTTCGTAGATGGTACATCGATGGAAAATGCGTTTATCATATTGTAATTGATCTTAATAACCCACAGAAGGGTATTATTGATTTAAGAGCAATTAATCCTACACAGATTCGTAAAATTAAAGAAATTGAAAGGGAAAAAGATCCTCGTACTGGTGCTGATTTTATTAAAAGTGTTGAAGAATACTATATCTATTCAGAAGATCAGTATAATACAAATGCTTCTACGAATACATATGGCACTGCAATGGGTGGTGATAGCGCAACTGGATTAAAATTAGCAAAAGACACTATCGCTTATGTGACATCTGGCCTCACTGACGCATCACGTAAAGTATCTCTTTCTTATCTTCATAAATCATTGCGCTGTATTAATCAGCTTCGAATGATGGAAGATTCTCTTATTGTTTATCGTACTGTTCGAGCTCCTGAACGCCGCGTCTTTTCGATTGATGTGGGCGATATGCCTAAAAAGCAAGCTGAAGAATACATTCATAATTTGATGTCTAAGTATAAAAATAAAATTACTTATGATGCTACTACCGGTGAGATTAATTCTAATCGCCATCACCAACATATGCTTGAAGATTTTTGGCTTCCTAAAACGGCTGGAGGTAAAGGCACTGATGTTTCTACCTTAAGTGGAGGAGAAAACCTTGGCAATATCACAGATGTTGAATATTTTCAACAAAGGCTATATAAGTCTTTAAATGTTCCAATCGGTAGACTAACACCAAATGAGCAAACATTTAATATTGGCAAAAACGGTGAGATTGACCGAGAAGAAATACGCTTCCAAAAGTTTATTGATCGTTTACGTGTTCGCTTTGGCCAATTATTTAAAGATCTCTTACGCACACAACTAGTACTAAAAGGAATTATTAAAGATCACGAATGGGATAATATTCGCGAATCACTGATCATTGATTATAATCGCGATAATTATTATTCAGAGCTCAAAGATGCTGAAATTTTCAGAGAAAGAGTTAATACACTCAAAGATCTTGGGTTTAATCCTAGTGAGTTTTTCTCTCGAGAATACGTGCGTAAACATGTTCTTAAGCAGACTGACGAAGAGGTCGATAAAATTAAAGATGAAATGAGAAAAGAATATATTTCAAATGATAATCTTTTCCGTAAAATTGATAATGACGGCGGAGACTTTACTGCTTCAGATTTCGGTGGCGGTGGCGCTGGCGCACTAGATGATTTTACGCCACCTGAAGGTGACATCGACGATATTGCTGGAGATACAGAAATAGAAACTGGTCCTCCGATTGGCGCTGCAACAGATATTGAGCAGGATCTCGATATTGGTGGCGATGAAGTAGATATTAGCGATCTTTAGAAAAATAAAATATATAAATAATAAGGATATAAAATGAGCGATAGTGTAAAAGAATTAATTAAACATTTGGCCAACGATCGTAATCGTCAGGCCGAAAAAACATTTATGAGTGTTATGGATCAAAAGGTTGGTGCAGCTATTCGGGCAAAAGAGCCTCAAGTCGCACAATCAATGTTTAATAAAAAGACATAACAGAAAGAAAAAAGAATGAAGCTTATCAAAGAATATAATCAAATTACTGAAGCAAAAGTGGAAAGTAATGGTGACGTATATATTGAAGGCATCTTCATGCAAACAACTGGAAACCGTAATAAAAGACGGTATTCCAAAGACGTCCTTGAAAAGGCCGTAAACGAATATGTAGAAAAACAAGTAAAAACGGGTCGAGCTGTTGGTGAATTAAATCATCCAGATTCCCCTATTGTTGACTACCAAAATGTTTCTCACCGCATCCTTTCCCTTGAATGGCAAGGAGATAATGTGGTTGGAAAGGCGCTTATTCTTAATACTCCTAACGGTAAAATCGTAAAAGGTTTGCTTGAAGGTGGTGTTCAGTTAGGCGTTTCCTCTCGTGGTATGGGTACGTTGGGTACTCCAGACAACGATGGTATTTCTCCCGTAAATGATGATTTTTCATTAGTAACAGTTGATATTGTTCAAGATCCTTCAGCGCCAGATGCGTTTGTTAATGGTATACAAGAAGGTATCGAATGGGTTCAAAATACCAAAGGTGTATGGGTTTCCAAAAATGTTGAAAATATAAATGAGACTGAGCTTGTTAACGAAAGCCAAAGGCTTCGTGATATGAAACGGCTCCTCTCGAGTTTGATTTAGGAGTGCATTCAATGCAACAGAAAAAACTTGATGAGCTCCTTGGTACACTCAAGGAGTCAAATATGAATGAAGACGAAGTAAAAGTCTACGGCGCAGATAAAGACAATAACGAAGATAATATGCTTAAAGGCGATATGGATATGGGTTACGATGATGATTCCGCCGAAGTTATTGATTTGGACGTAGATGATAGTGTTGATGACACTGATGGGACTGAAGATCTAGATGATCTGATTTCTCAATTGAAAGATATTGTTAACGAGTTAGAAGAAATCGAAACGATGGATTCTGACGATGATATCGAACCTGCAGGTGAAGAAGAGGAAGGCGAATTCGGAGACGATGAAGCAGACCTCAAATTCGATGATGAAACAGAAGAAGTAGAAGAAGCCAAATGTGATTCACATGGTGAGTCATATGGAAAGCCGAAATCGGAAATGGCTGAAGCTACTGACACTGCGTCTGGTGCCGGCGATGTCGCCCCTGAGGGTGGTAAAGCAACTGGACCAGAAGCTAAAGAAGGTGGTTCTGCTGGTAAAGCCGACGCTGCAAAGGTAGGAGCTGATGATGAAGAAGCTATCGATGATACCATCGATGCTATTGAAAAGTCTGCCCCTAGCAAAGACAATACTGCACAGACTGGTAACAAGGTTGACGTCAAGAAAACTAACCCAGCTGTTGCTGGAACTGGTGAAGGTGTCGTCACGCTTGATCATGTCGAGGTCGATATTTCAAAAGAGATTAAAGCAATTATTAGTATGGATAGCACATTGTCTGAGAGTGCTCAGAAAAAGACCGCTAAGCTCTTTGAAAACGCCGTTAACAAAAAAGTATCTATTGTCAATAAGCAATTGACCGAACAGTACTCAACTCTTTTCGAAGAGCGTGTAGAACAGTTCCAAACACAGCTTGTTGAAAAAGTAGATCAATATCTTGATTATGTTGTTGATAATTATATGAATGAAAACTCTCTTGCTATTGAAGAGGGTTTGAAAGTTCGTGTATCTAGCTCATTCCTCGAAGGCCTTGGCGAACTCTTCAAAGAGCATTATGTCTCTGTCCCAGAATCTAAAGTTGATCTTGTTGAGAAACTTGAGTCTGAGATTGAAGGTGCTGAAGCTAAAAACAATGAATTGTATGAGCACGCAATTAAATTGCGTCGTGAAAACATTCAACTTCGCAAAGATCGGGCAGTCTCTAAGTTGTCTGAAGATTTAAGCGATGTTGAAACTTCGAAGTTTAAGCAACTTATCGAAGGTGTTGATTATAAAAATCAAAAGCAATTCATGAAGGCTATCACAGCTGTAAAGACTACGCACTTTACAGAAGCCGCAAATCAACCTGAACCGCAAGAGTTTGAAACACTTGCTGAAGAACAAACATCTACCTCAATGGATAAGTACGTAAGTGCTATCCGCAAATTTAAATAGGAAAAAGAACAATGAAAACTACTGATCTTTTGATCGAAAAGTGGGCACCAGTTCTCGACGCGCCAGAGGCCGGCGAGATTAGTAACCACTATCGTAAAGCTGTCACAGCTCAAATTCTTGAGAACCAAGAAAAAGCTTTTGCTGAAGAAGCTCTGATGTCGGAAGCTGTCCACGGAAACTCTGTTTCTAACGGTGGCGTAAACAACTGGAACCCAATCCTAATCAGCCTTGTTCGTCGCGCAATGCCGAACCTGGTTGCTTATGACATCTGTGGTGTTCAGCCAATG